CCAATACCACGTATCGAATCCGGAGTATCAATACCAAAACAACTAATAGGCAAGCCCCGATCAGTACCGGTATTGCTGAGAACAGGGCTAGCGAGACCAATCCATCCATTCCAAATATATTTAAAAAATTTATTAGCTAAATCTGGTCTGTTTAATCTATCAGCTACAGCATTAGCTACGCGTCTATACGCTTTACGGGGAGTTTCCCCAGGCATTAAATACCCTTTACTTATTGTAGATAAAGCTACTTCATCCATATAATCAGGATAATCTTTACCTTTTTCCCATTGGGAGTAATCTGCTATTAAACTATTATTATCCATAATTAAAATATACTTTCATCCCAAGTTAAATGTCCTTTACTATAATTTGTTACTCTATTTGCAAAGAAATCAGTATGTTGTTTCCCAGCTGATAGAGCATCAAACCATTTCATTCTTTCAACTGCAGTACCATCAATATCATCAATAATACCTTTATATCCTAAATCACCTAATTTAGCATTAATTCTATTTTTAATAAAATTTTCTAAATCATATTGTGAACAACCTTCTAAATCTCCTAACTCATAACATTTACGAATAAAATCTAATTCAAGTTGTAAAGATAATAATGCAGCTTCATTTATCGCTGCTTCAAGTTCTGGAGTTTTGAGTTGAGGATTTTCTTTGATAAGTGTTCTGAATAACCAGCAGCCGGCTTCTGAATGAAGGGATTCATCTCTAATAGACCATTCAACAATTTGACCCACTCCTTTAAGCTTATTTCGCATTTTGAAAGATAAAAGAACGGCGAAGGAAGAGAATAAATTAACTCCTTCGGTAAATGCTGAGAATATAGCGAGTGATTTAGCAATTTCATGAAGATCTTGTTCACTATTAAAACTATCCCTAACAGCAGTAAGATTTTCAATTTTAGCCATCGTAGCTTCATCTTCCATAAATTCAGCGAAATTTTCAAGTCCAAGTGTTTCATTTAATAGTGAATAAGCTTCGGCGTGGATTGTTTCAAATGCGCCAAATGTTGTAGCCATCATTATAACTTCTGGTTTTCTAAACCATTTTGTTACTAATCCTGACCAATAATCATTAACTACAGTTTCAGTTTGAGCGAAACCTTTTAGAATAGAACCTATAATATTTTTTTCCGTCTCACTTAAATTAGAGTTCCAATCATTTAAATCAGACATCATTGGAACCTCTGTATGTAACCAATGTGCTTGTTGTTGTTTAAGCCAGTAATCTGCTGCCTCCTGATACTCAAATGGCTTATAAACAATACGTTCAGCCAATAAATCCTTTTTCTTTGTCATTGTTAGTAATTAATTTTTGGGGTTATGAATTTAATTCAAAAAACTTATTTTTCAACGCTTGTTTATCAAACGTATCAAAATCGCCATAACTTTTGTTATTGTTAGGATTAGAAACTTCATTTTCAAATTCCTCATCTGGATCATAATCATGAACTTCAAAATGACCTGTGGATGTGTCTGCTTTGACTCCAAATGTTAATCCATCAATACCATATCTATTTTTCATAATGTGAAATCTTCCTGTTCCGTTTACTTTATCTTTTGCTTTTCTTGAAAGAGATAGACAAAAATCTGTAATCATTATTTTATCATACGATCCAGCAGCTTTATCTCCTTCAATAACATCATCTTTAGCACCTGCTCTATTTACTTGGGATACTGACCAAATTGGAATATTAAGTTCACGAGCAAGTCCTTTAGTGCTTGTATAAATATCATCAATCTCTCCCTTACGATCTGCTGTTCGCTTCCTTGTTGAAAGAAGATCTACATAGTCAATGATTATTAAATCAGGTTTAGTTCCTAAATCTGTTACTTTGCGAATATGGGATTCAATAGTTGATATAGTTGCGCGACCTGTTGGAAATTCTTTAATAATTAATTCACCAGGTAATTCGGGAATAATTTCTTCTACTTTTTCTCTATGTTTTAAAATTTTATCAACTGGAGTTTTAGTAAAGAAAGAATCATACCTACGTCCAACATAATCTTCACCTAATTCAAGTGTATAATGAAGAACATTATATCCCATTCTTACAGCATACCCACCTAAAGCAACTAACGACCAAGATTTACCACCTCCAGGATTACCAAATATAAGGCCAAAATCTCCATTTCCGAGACCACCCTGAAGTAAATCATTAATTCTCTCCCATGGAGTTGCAATAACTGTTCTTGAATCTTCTCTAAACCTTGCTTCAATATCTTTGTTATATTCATGTCCTACATTTTTATCTTGTCCTGCTTTTAATGCTGATTCAACTAAGAATTTAATACCATCAAAATCCCCAGCATTTAATAAATCAACACTATTAAGTAGTGCTTTTTTTAATTGTTGGTTTTTACAAAATGTTGAAAATTCTTCTCTTACATATTCTAAATCTTCATCTGATGCTTCATAAGCAGCTTTTAATTGTTCCTTAATGGAAATTTTAAGCACATCATTTGTAATTTTTTGAAGTTCTACTTTAAGAACATCCATTGAAGGTGTAGTATGATATTTATCATAATACTTAATTATCTCTTTTATAATCCATTGATGTGCTTGGTTATCCCAATATTCTTCACTAATAATATCATGAATATTTGTTAAATACTCTTTATGAGTAAGTAGAGATGATATCACTTTTATTTGGAAGTGAGGACCATATTGGTTTAAATTTAATAATGTCATAACTTTTATTTATTTTTTATTTTAACTGTAGGGATTCAAATATATCTTTTAACCAAAAATCTAAATTTCTAATCATCCCACCTAACTTGTCTTCATTATACATGGCAATGAACTGATCAGGAATATAATGAATATCTTTTGATTTAACAACCTCATCTAAATATTTTTCATCATTTTTATCAATCATAGGGTTTGATAAATCCATAATTTTATAATTTCGTTCTAGAGCATCAATACCTTGGATTATACGAGCATATATAACATTTTCTTTAAATTTAGATTCACAAATATTATAGATATCATCTAATGTCATATCTCTTTCACTTAATTCAGGAAATAATTTATATAATTTTTTTGGACCTAACCCTTTAACCCCTGCCACTTTATCTGAATTATCACCCATTAAAGTTTTATATAGAATAAAATTAGTAGGAGACATTTTAAATTTTTCTACTACTGTTTCTTCTGTATAAAATTCCTTTTCCATAGGACGATATACAATAACATTTTTATTTATTAATTGTAAAAAGTCTTTATCAGAAGATACTATAAATACTTTATCTTTTGGATCTTGGGGAATAATTTCTGAAAGGTATGCTATGACATCATCAGCTTCAACTTTAGGAATAGATAGGGTTTTTACTGGTAGTGTTTTTAGATATTGGATGATGCGAACCATTTGATCTACTTTAGCATCATGTTCATCCTCTAAATTATCAAATGCATCCCAATTAGTAATACGTTGTAAATCTCTTCCTGATTTATATTCAGGTAGTAAATTTTTTCGGGCATTAGCTGATCCAGATCCATCAAATATAACATAAACTTGGGTAGGATTTACTCTTCTAATTTCAGCACCTAATGAACGAAAAAATCCACCTAAACCCCCAATATGAATGCCATCAGGATTTACCATATTCATCATTGCAAAGTTTCTAAAAAATAGATTTAATCCATCTATCATTAGAATTCTTTCTCCTTCTACAGTTTCTTCTCCATGCTCGTCCATATTATCGAGGAGCTTAAGTAAATCTTTTTGCTTCATGTACGTTTAATTATGGGGGGAATATACGAAATTCCCCCCGGGTAACCAAATTTTTATTTGGGTTCATCTGTGTGAGATGTGATGTCTGTGTATGCTTCATCCTCTTCAGCAATTATAAAATCCCCACCACCTAGGATTTGTTTCCAGGCTTCTTTGTGTTCTTCTTTATAATTTTTAAGTGCTTTATCATCATCAAGAATAAAACCATGAGGTGTCATTACAATTTTACCTCTAGTAGTAACTCCATTAATATGATTTTTATCAATCTGAAGGTTAGTACGTTTAGCAAATTCTACCTGCTTACCATCTTTAATTGCTTTAATTTTAGATGTTCCAGCTGACATAACATTACCAAATGTAACTACGAATGTAGAATCAAACCACATAGCATATCCACCTTTATTCATTAGTTTGGGTTGACCCATAGGTGATTCTGCTTTTAATGTCCATACTTTGTTGATTGCAACTAAAGTATTAGTATAAGGATTACTTTCCTTTCTGGACATTACAATCCGTTGGTTAACATTATTACCAAATTGGGTTGACATAGCACCTGCGTTCCATTCGTTATTATTCTTGTTAGATTTTAACGACATTTCACAAGGCACAGACCCAATTGAATCCCAACAGAATAACAGATCATACGGTAAATTACCTTTTTTCTGTTCATCAAGTAAATCTAAAATAAATCCAGCTACATCTTCAATTGAATTAATAGTTTCTCTATCTACATAGATAAAATTACCATTATAATCTAAAACTTCACCTGTTTCTTCATCTACGACTTCATTAACTTCTAGTCCCATTTGAACTGCATGCTCCCAATTCCATTTCATCTCTGTAATAATGAAGACAGGCAGTACCCCTCGTTTTTGAGCGGATACTGCTGCTTCAATCATAGCAGTAGTTTTACCTGTATCTGAATGTCCTCTAAGTAATACAATGTGACCTTGAGGAATACCAGGTACTGATGTTATTTCTTGGTAGGCATCAGAAAGTGGAATCCATGTTTGTTCCTTAAATTTTGCTTTAGAGGATAGTCCTTTTTTATTTTTAAAGCTGTCTAAATTAAAACTTGCTTTAATTTCTGAGGAGACTGCCTCCGATAGTGATTTTTTCTTTCTTGCCATATAACTTTATTTAAAACGGTAAATCGTCTGTTTTTTCATCTCCAAACAAATCATCAAATTGAGCTGCTTTGGACTTTTTTACATTTGTAGCTGTAGTATCTAATGAATAATTAGATTTTTTTTCATCACTATCAAATGAAACTGCTGGTTCTGAAATAATTGAATCTTCTTCTTCCTCATCTTCAGGAGCTAACCATTCTTGGAGTGCTTCTTTCATTTCATCGTAAGTAAGAGGTTTAAATACTTTCATAGGATCAGCTTGTTCCTCAAGTAATTTTTCTACTATAGCTTCATCAGCTGAAAGTGGAGTAACTTTTAATGAAGGTCCAATTGATGTTTTATTGTAAGGTGTTCCTGTAACTTCAGGTCCTACAGTAGTCAATTTAATATCTCTACCTCCTACAATATCAGTATAATCACCAATTTCCTCATCAGCAGCCATATTTAAAAACTCTTGATAAACTTCTTTACCAAATTGCCACAATTTAACTCCTTCATCTTCTTGACCTCTAACAATAATAGGAGCAAAAGTACGAACTTTAGCATCTAACTTTTTAGCTAATCTCCAATTTTCTTTGTCATTAGTATTGCGAAGTTTTTTTGCAAATTCCATAATTGGATCTTTCTCACCCCAATTTGCAGGTGAAGCCATTACACGTTTACTACCAATTCCATAGTAAAACATCATTTCCGTAAATGGGTTTGCTTTATTAAACTTTGAGGGAACTACTCTAATGAGTTGTTTACCTACTGAAGGTTTCCAGAAGAGATTTTTATTACCTCCACCACTGTTAGTTGATTGCTTGTTCAGTGAATCCAAGCGTTGTTTGATCACATTTAAATCCATAATATAACTTATTTTTATTTATTGATAACTAATATACGAAGTGAAATTTGGGGTGCCAAACTATACTTCAATAATTTTGTAAATTTTTGTTTTTAATTGCTTTAATTCATCATGCTGAGTGAGTAGAATGGTGTTTTTATAATGTTGCCATTCAATTGGGTATTTAGTATCTACTACCCCACCATTTAGGTTTTTAATTAACTCATTTAAAGCATTAATTGTGTAGAGTGTATTTGAATCTTTTTTTCTATGAACTAAAATAGTATTAGATGGGATTTCAGAAATATTCCCCTGGTCAATATTGTAAGTACATACATACTCATTATTGCTCTTAATATAAAGGACAAATATTTTATTATACATTATTTTATACTTGGAAGTTAACCCAAAAAGTAGATCATCTAAATCTTCTAAAGTAGTAAATGTACAAAACAGTTTATTATTCAAATCGTGTATCTTTAAAGGGTCGAAATCAATGAAATCGTCTACTTTATACATATCACGAGGCTTATCCAAAATCGTATGTGTCTCCATAACTATATTTTATTTGTAACTTTTTATTTTTAAAAACTTTTAATATTTCTTCTATAACTTTTTTTTCTGTCTTATCTACATCTAATAGAAAAGAATCATATGTGTAAAGTATTAATTTAGTATTTCTACCTTTTAATATTTTAAATATTTCCCACAATATACAAACGTTCATTGATGTTTCCAAGTTTTGAAGAACATAATTCAATAATTTTTGTGGTTTCATATCTTCTAGCACATCTTTCCTATATATATGTTTTGAAATAGGACATTCAATTGAACCCTCATTTTGATATTGAGCCCACAAATCGTCAGTATATACTGTCATTTTTTTAAAGAACTCCAGATCCTTATATTGATTGAATACCCCACCATACATTTGTTTAAATGTTAGTTCTTTAGCTTTTTTGTAATCCACACCATACATTTTCGCAAAGGCAGCGTGAATATCTTCCTCCACGAAATCATAGCTAACCAATTTAGCCAACAAAGTAGGATGATAAGCGGATATATCAATCTCAAACAAAAAATCATTACGTGGGATAAAAGACTGTCTAGATCCGTTTTCTTTATTAAGTGCGGCATAATTTACTCCTTTAAATTTATTACTTGGTCTTCCTGTGAGGGTTTTAAAGTTGAATTGTGTGTAGGTGTAGTCTGAATTGACATCGTGAAAGTGCGATTCAAATTTTTCTCTATCAATTCGTA